CCTGGTTGTGCAGCAGGCGCGTAAACCAGTTGTCCGATGCGAAGATCAATTTACTGGTGAAGAAGATCGAGTTCGGATACTCGTGATTGATCTGTTCGCACATGCGCGTGACCTCTTCCACCGCATCGGTACCGAAGCCGATGTATGACGCCGACGCCATCCCGTGGCTCTGGCAGAAATCCACGAAGTATTCCAGCGTGCGCGCCGCATCAGTGCGCATCTTCTCGAGCGCGCCCTCGCCGCCGTACGCATGCGCATCCACCGTGCGCGCGTTCACGAACAGGAAGTTCTTGAAGTGGCCGGGGAACATGCGCAGCACCCACAACAGGGCATGCAGGCCGCCGCCGCGCGAATTGCCGACGATGAAGACGGCCGTCTGCGCTTCCTGATCCGGATCGGCCGTCTCCTTGACCGGCCCGAACGGCTGGTTGGCGAACACGCGGTCGACCGAGCGGATCGCGCGCTTGGTTTCGCGGTAGTGGTTGCGGATGAAGATGCACAGGCTGGCGATCGCGGCGATGATCAGCGCCGTGGCCCAGCCGCCCTGCGTGAAGCGCTCGACGAGCAGCACGGCGAGGATGCCGGCGCAAATGACGAAGCCGACCAGCGACAGCAGGAAGCGCCGCACCCAGCGCACGTTGCGCTGGTCCGCCTTGTCGTTGCGGTGGCGCCACCAGTACAGGCACAGGCCGAACAGCGAGATCGCGAACGTCAGGAACACCGAGATCGAATACAGCACGACCAGCAGGGTGACCTGGCCGCGCGTCCAGAACAGGATTGCCAGCGCGGCGATGCCCATCACGAGGATGCCGTTCTGCGTGACGAGGCGCGTGGACAGGTAGCGGAACTGGTGCGGCACCCATGAATCGCCCGCCATGTTCGACAGCACCGACGGCCCGCCGAGGAAGCCCGTGTTGGCCGCCACGAACAGCAATCCGGCCTCGAACGCGAGCACGACCGCGAGCACCACCTGGTTCACCAGCTCGCTGCCCAGGCCCATGTGGGCGATGATGCGGCGGAACGTCGTGGCGTTCAGCGTCTCGCCCGCCGTCGGCCGCGCATCCCACAGCAGGTACAGCAGGATGATGCCGCCGGCCGTGATCGCCAGCGACAGCGCCATGTAGAACATCGTCATCTTGCCGGTGCGGACGCGCGGTTCGGCCAGCAGGTTGACGTTGTTCGACACGGCCTCCAGCCCCGTGTAGGTGCCGCCGCCCTGCGAATACGCAAGCAGCAGCATGCCGGCCACGCCGGTCCAGCCGATCTCGCGCGCGAGCGAGCCGGTCTCCGCCACGGTATTCGGCACGATCTGCGGCAGGTGCGACGCGTGCGCCACGATGCCGTACACGATCAGCACGAGGTGCGTGGCGACGAAGCCGAGGAAGATCGGCAGCAGGATCTGGATCGCCTCCTTCAGCCCGCGCAGGTTCATCACGATCAGCAGGCCGATGAAGAACGCCTCGGCCCACAGTTTATAAGGCTGAAAACCGAGCGGCAGGAACGAGGCCAGCGCATCGACGCCGGACGCGATCGAGATCGCGATCGTCAGCACGTAGTCGAGGATCAGGGCGCAGCCGGACACGAGGCCGAGATACGGCCCGACCAGCTTGGTGGCCACGCGGTAGCCGCCGCCGCCGGTCGGGAACAGCTCGATCACCTGGTTGTACGCGAGCGCGATGATGAACACGGTGACGGCGGTGGCGACCGCCATGTACAGGCCGAGGTGGGTATGGGTACCGAGCGCGCGGAAGGTCTCTTCGGGACCGTACGACGAGGACGACAGGCCGTCGGCCCCGAGCCCGACCCAGGCCAGGAAGGCGACCAGGGCCATCGAGTGGCGCGTCTCGCTCTTCATGGGATCGAGCGGCTTGCCGAGGATGATTTCGCGGATTTTCTTGTTCTTCATCGTACGGGCCGCCCCGGGACGGCGCATGTGCTCAGGTAGGCGAGATGATACGCCGTAACATCGGCAGCGCCCACCACCGTCCGGCTGTGCTGGTCAGTTCGGCATCGCGTGTGCTAATATGCGCGCCTGCGCTTGCAGCCTCTGTGGCGGAATTGGTAGACGCACTTGACTCAAAATCAAGCGCCGAAAGGCGTGCCGGTTCGATTCCGGCCGGAGGCACCAACAGCTTGCAACGCAGCATCTCAAATCATACCGCTTCTAGAGTAAAATCAACGACTTAGAAGACGCTATAGCATCAAGCGCATTACACACCATCCCACATTTTCCCGCTTTATCTCGGCTTTCATTACGCGCGTTTTACGCGATAATTACGCACGAGGTTACTCAGCAGGGAAATCAAGCGTGGCAAATTATTCGAAGGTTAAGACTGGATGGCGTGCACAGGTAGCCATCCAAGGCGTACGGGAGTCAAGAACGTTGTCGACCAAGGCCGAGGCGATCGCCTGGGCGACCTCACGCGAGACCGAGATCCGGTCCGGTAAGACAACGGGCATCCAAACCGGACGGACGGTAGGGGATGCGTTCGATCGTTACGAAAAAGAGGTATCCGCCGAAAAGCGCGGGAAGCGGTGGGAAGTTCTCAGGCTTGCGGCAATCGGTGACTGGACTATCGATGGCAAGCCATTCCGTGACATGAAGCTCGTGGACGCTACCTCTGAAGTGCTCGGAAGGTGGCGGGATCACCGCATCAATACCGATGAAGTTAGCGGGTCGACAGTTAACCGCGAACTGAACTTGATGTCGCACGTGTTCACGACGGCCGTCAGAGAATGGAAGTGGATCATGGGCAGCCCGACTACAGACGTCCGCCGCCCTAAAGAGTCAGCCCCGCGCGATCGCCTGTACACCGATGATGAAATCGAGCGCATCTGTTTTGCGCTGGGGTTTGACCTAGGCGGCGACGAGTTGGCCGAAACGGTCAGCCAGCGCATCGCGGTAGCGTTCTTATTCGCCATCGAAACGGCCATGCGCGCCGGCGAGATCTGCGGCTTGATGCCCCAGTACGTTGCTGGCAGGGTAGCTACGCTACCCGAAACGATAACGAAGAATGGCACCAAGCGGCGGGTCCCACTGTCGACACGGGCAGTAGCCTTGCTCGAGCAGCTGCCACTGCCGGAAGAAAGCGGCACAGTGTTCGGCATCACGACGAAATCGCTCGACACTCTGTTCCGAAAGGCCAAAAAACGCGCAGCGATCGAGGACGCTACCTTCCACGACACCCGCCATCTTGCCATCACCCGACTGGCGAAAAAACTGAATGTGCTCGACCTGGCGCGCATGGTCGGGCACCGCGATCTCAAACAGCTGCAGACCTATTATAATGAGACGGCCGAGGCAATGGCCGAGCGATTGGACTGAACGATAAAGGTCATCGGCACCTCGCTCAAGGTCGATAGAGGCCAATATTGATGGCCCGTTGTCTACTAACCCGCGAGCGATGCCAACGCTACATTAATCGGACCTTCAGCAATTCTCCCGTATGTCCAGTTTCTACAAGCCGTCGCGGTGCAAACGATACCCGACCGCGGCCGCCGTCTTTTGACTCATACAGTGCCTTGTCTGCCGCCGCGGTTAAAGAATCGATATCGGAGCCGTTTTCACGGAACTGTGCTACACCAATGCTTGCGCCCACAGCGCGATCTGGAAGGCCTTCATACAGTGACGGGACGAGAGAAGATATAATTCTGTCAGCCAAGCTCGTTATTTCAACATGTGACAAAGCTCCTTCAATCAGAACGCCAAACTCATCGCCGCCTAAACGGGCCAAAAGTTCGTTGCCTCGTAACGATTTTTGAAGACGGAGGGCGGCTTGTTTTAGCACCACGTCACCTGCAGCGTGTCCGAGCGTGTCGTTGACCTTTTTGAAGCCGTCGAGATCGATCAACATCAGGGAGAACGGTTGATGCTCGCGACCGTTCTTCTTTATCAAATGTTCTGCCCATCTCTCAAAAAAACGGCGGTTAGGTAATCCAGTGAGTGGATCATGCGATGCTTCTTGAGTTAGTTTATTTGCCAATCCAACATTGGTACGTACTGCTTCCGTCAAGTGCCGCCATGTATAAGTCGTCAAGCCAATAATTGTTAGCAACATCGCTATCAGAAACATGCCGGCATGCCATGCACGAGCATGCAAGTTATTTATGATGACATCACGTTCTTGTCGCAGACGAATTAGGTTACTTTCAATGAGTTGGCGGTTTTGATCCATGACGGCTTTGCCGTAACCTTGGCGAACGATCTGGAGCGCGGCAACAAGATCATTACGTCTCCTCAATGCAACCGTTCGCCCGAGTTCGTCCAACTTCTCTTGTGCGAGCCTCATTATCTCTTCGCCGTCATGGCCAAGCTGCTCATGCATATAACCGACACGCTGCTGGTTCCTGAGCAATTCTCGGATATGGCTGCGGCCCCGATGATATGGCTCTAAATAACTTTCTTCACCAGTCAACAAGAAGCCTCGCTGCCCGGTTTCCGCGTCGACAAGGTCGATCAACACGCTTCGGATGTCGATACGCGCCAGATCATTGGCCCGCATCTCTGCAACAGTCGCCTGGACTTCAATGATGCCTTGGACGAAAAAAGCCGCGAGTAAAACGATGAGCATAAGAGCTAAGCTCGCGGTCGATCGTGTACGTCGGATACTTGTAGATGAGATCGGGTCGAAGCGCATACGGTTTGCAAGGCAAATTATTTGGCAATGTTAGCCCAGCATGTGACAACGCATGTTGCCCAAATGAAAAAATCTATCAGATTCTTTCAAAAATGTGGCGTCTGTTCCACTTTCTTACGATCTTGATCATGTATCCCGGCTCAAAGTTGCGTGTGCTGGCGTGCGTACAATGTTGACTGCGCCCTAAAGCAAAAGACATGACCTCGGCCTGAGGAACAAAGTGTCGGGATTACGGCATTCTGCTGCATGTGATAACGTGGAGCTCCGTTCATTCCGCCAAGCCGGCGGTCAGTGCGCGTAACCCGCACTCTGACCGCAGCAAAGAGAAAGTCAGGAGCGTTTGCGTGCAACGATCATGACACCGTCGGTCATGCTGTAACCCCAGGAAGCGGCCGTGTCTGGGGCCACTGTCGGGGTCTTGAAGAGTGTTCCTGTAACACGACTGTCGAATTTCTCGACGTTCCAACGACCTCCAATAATGGGAACGATACTAACTAGTTCGTAACCCTCGATATCGAGTCGATCAAGTGCCGCCTCAGTGTCTCGTGCCAAACGCATACCATCTACGATATGTTCATGGCCGGTAACATGCGTGCTTTCTACAAAGATTGTTTTCATTCTACTCCGCTAATTTAACAAAAAAGGTGGTAGGGATTCTATACAGCAATGGAGCGATGCACAAACGTCGATATCACGGTGCATACAACATGGCGAGGCAACTTTGATCTATCTCAACCCCACCAGGTACATGTGGAGTAGCGTCGCGGTATGGACCGACGAACTGATCGACGCACGCAGTGCTACATCGACGCCGTCATCAATAGCTTGCCGAGTATTGGGCAGCGCGAAGCCGCACTTACGCTGCGCGAGTTGGGCGTCTCGGTCTGTACAGCACTGCGTGTGCTCACCAAGCCAGACGAACGGCGGGGTTCGGGGGCGCCGGTACAGGCTTCGCCGGCGGAACGATGACGAGCTGTCCGTCGACCACGCGCGCCACGAGGTCGGCGGGCCGGCCAGGGAGGAGGAAGCGGAACTCCATCACGGCACCTCGCCGTAGAAGCCGTGCATGACGATCCATTCCTGCAGGGCACCGAGCTGCACACGCAGGCCCGCTATTTCGCGGTCGGCATCCTCGGCAAGGTCGCGAAGGCGGCGGTCAACCGGCTCTGGTAGCTCAACGGTTTCGACAGTACTGGCTGCATCAGCTCGGCCGGCACCTGCGGCTTCGCCGGCTGCGGCAGGGCAAGCACGCTTGGGGATTGTGATGCGCAGCCGCTCACGGTCAGCAGCAGCGCGTTCAGCAGTAATGCGAGCATCATCTTCATGGGATTTCCTTTCGTATTCGGCAATGGTGGCGCGCGCGGTGGCCAGATCCTGCTGGCGCGCCACCTCGTTCTTGGCGACCGCATCGAGCACGGCCTTTTTCTCCGCGGCGACGCGCGCGAACGTATCGCGGTCCCAGTCGGCCTGGACGGCCACAGCGCCGAGGTGATGGCCGGCAGCCATCGCCAGGGCGAGCACAATGGCGCCCAGCAAGGCAGGCAGGAGGCGATTCACGCGGCACCTCGCACGCATAGCTCACGCTCAGCGGCGCGACGCTTCGTCAGCCCAGGCAACGACATCAGCACGCCGGCGACGCGCGCCTTGTCCCAGCGCGGCAGCTGGTCGCACGCGGCGTGCAGCAGCGGCACGCCGCTGTCCGAGCGGTATACCGCGCCCGTCGAGTATGCGCGCAGGTAGCGCGCGGCCGTCGACGCCTTCGTGTCGCACGCGATCGTCGGCCCCATGTTGAACACGGCGTCGCCGAACGCTGCCAGCGCCTCGGGCGGCAGGCCCGGCGCGCACCGGTCAACCTGCGCGATCGCGCTGCGCATGTCGTCGGTCATCCACTGGTCGCACTGGGCCAGCGAGTAGCGGCCGCCGTCGTGCACGTCAGGGCCGGTGTGGCCGCGGCATGCCGTCAAGATGCCGACCGGGTCTCGGTAGGCGACCTGGCGCAGGCCCTCCGCCGGTACCGCAAGCGCCGTCGCCAACACCCCGGCAAGAACCAGGCGCGACGGCTTTTTCGTTGAGTCAGCCATGCGCCGTCTCCTTCGCTTTCGCGGCCGCGTGCGCGCGCTGCATCGAGCGGATCATGTTGAACGCCACGACGGCGACGCCGACCGCCTTGTAGACGTTCGGCGGCAGGTACGGCGCGAAGCTGGGCAGGTAGTCGTTGACGCCGCGGACGATCTCGTCGGCGAACGGAAGCGCGGCCAGAAGCACCGCGTTGAACCAGACGCCGGCCGAGCGCAGCCAGGCGGCGATACGGGCTTTGATTTTCATTTGCTGGCCTTTCGGGTTTGGCGCCATTCCTTCATCGGCGCGGAGTGGTACCACTGGAAGCCGATCCACAGGATCGATGCGAGTGCCGCGAGCGGCGGCAGCGCATTGACGGCCCACCCCAGGACCGTCACAGCGGCGGCCAGGGTGGAGCCCGCGTCAAGGGCATGTTTTACGTAGTCGAACATCAGAGGCTTTCCGCCGTGGGCGAAAAAAAACCCGCCGAAGCGAGTTGGTTGATGAAGCTGAGGGCCGCGTGCAGCGTCCCGGGGTCGAATCGCTCCGGGTGCGGTATGCCGAGCGCCGCTGCGTCAGCTTTTGAGCAGAACCAATTCCGCAAGGCGTCGCCAATCGGCGACAGGACAAAATGGACGTTCCCCCAGTAGTCGTAAGCTGCACCTCTATGGTCTTCAAACCACTTTCTTGCAGCCGGCTCCAGATGCGCTGGAAGTTCGACAAAGTCCCACTTGGCAGGATCGAAATCGATGGCTTTAAGACGGACGCCCCCATCCATGGCCGACGACGAGCCAGCCTGCCCATCACTGAACACTAGTTCGACGTGACTGTAGGGCGACCGAGTCCACCAGCGCACCAGGCGGTTGTAGACGCCGGCCATGCCGGGATGCGTGCCCTTGTAGAACGCTGCTTTGAACTTCGCCATCACGTCTCCTCGATTTCGATGGTGGTTGAATAGGTGGTCGCGTACTCGATCGGAATGTCGGAATCCTTGCTGCGCCGGCCGTAGACCATGTGGTCGCGTTCGAGAGCCAGATCGGGCACTTCGGGGAACAGGCTCACGAGCAGCGGATACGCCCGACTGTTGCGGAGGATGTTCACGAACGCCGTGCGATCAGCAGGCGGCATCAGTGAAAGATCGATTGGCAAGCGGCGGTATATGTAGCCGGCCCGGGCGCCTTGATTACCTGCTCCAGTGCGGTAAATTTCTGTCGTATCGACTGGTGTCATCGAAGCCCCCGACGCGTTATACGTCGGCGCCCAATATGGCCCGGCCATCAAGCATGCCGCCTCGATGTAACCTTGCAGGTTGTTCGCGTCGACGATGTCCACGGCCAGGCCGTACGCTTGCAGCGCCGCCGGCAGCCACATGCGCGCGTAGGCGCCGCCACCATATGCGTACGCGCTCGCCGCCTGTGCAGCGGTCCAGCCGCGCGGCCGGAGCGCCGGCGCTGGGCACGCCAGCTGCGCGCTGCTGTCGTAGGCGTACGACTGCCACGTGTCGATGTAGCCGAGTGGCCGCGTGCCTGGATAGTACGAGGTGACGCCGCCGGCTTCCAGCTGGGCGAACGCCACGTCGATTGCGTCGCCTGACGTCGCGATCAGCACGTCGACCAGGGCGCTCGTGCCGGTGGCGCCGCCGTCGTTGGTGAAGCGCGTCCAGGTGGTGGACAGCCCGGCCAGCGGAATCCACGCGGTGTTCGCCGCGTTGCGGATGGACACAGCGCCCGAGCCGGCGCGGCGCCGCACGAAAATCGACGAGGCATTGCCGCCGGCCACGACCGTGCGCGCCTGCTTGATCTCGCCGTTGGCCGCCGTGGCGGTCAGCGTCGTGCCGCTGTTCGCGCCGTCGGGCCCGGCGACGCCGGCCGTCACAGACAGGTTCGTCTTCGTCCATGCCGCGTTCGTGAAGTCGTTCGGCGCCGTCAGCACGTTGGTTGCCGACAGCTCGGTCGTCACGCGCACGCGCATCGTGGCCGTGGGCGACAGGTTGCAGAACGGGAGCGCGACGGCCTGGATGGTCTCTGCCGCCGGCCAGGCCGCGTAGATCGACGCCGCCGGCCCGGTCGCGCGCCAGACGTCGGACTTCCGGTCCGTCAGCAGGTTGGCGACGACGAGCGCGCCGGCGGTGCTGCTGGCGGTCACGGTCGCGCGATCGGCCGCGTTGTCGTAGACGATGCGCATGTTGCTCATGCGGTTCCTTTCATCAGGTTGGACAGGTCGGCGGCAAACTGCGCGGTGCGCGCGGCGACGTCGTCGTTGCCGGCGGCGTGCCGCACATCCTCCTTCGCGCACAGGCGCAGCTCGCGGATGGCGTCGAGCACGCCGTACCAGCGGTCGGCCGTGACGATGATGTCGTCGGCAGCCTGGCGCGCTGTCCAGCCGTCGCGGCGCTTCGCCTTGGCCCAGCTGGCGACGCACGAGGGGACGTCGTCGTCCGGATAGCCGGCGGCCTTGAAAGCGCGTGCCTGCGCTTCCGCGCGCTGGTACTCCGTCGTGTTGGTCTGGCGCGCGATCACCTCCATGCGCGCCACGTCGGCCGCGGTATCGATCGAGGCCACGGCGTCGACGATGGCGTCGACCAGCGGCTGCGTGTCCTGCCACACGATCTGGCCGTCGACGAGGTACGCCATCTCGGTATCGCGCCGCCCGTCGCGCGTGAACGGCTCGGGCGGGTCGACCAGGACCGTGCCGTACGGAGCATCGTGTTGCGGAATGACGGGCCCGTCGTCCGGGTCGTCCTGCCACATGCACCCCGTGATCAGGTTGTCCGTTTCGCGGACGGTCAAAAAGCACTTGTTCATCAGGCCTCTGCTCCAGAACCGAATTGAATGGAAATGCGCACGCTTGCCCGCGCCGTGGCCCCGGTAGCGATATCCGTGACGGTGACGGAGGCGCTGGCGTAGTACCAGCCCGCCGAGCACTGCGCGGTGATCGAAAGGGACGCGTTGGACAGGAGCCCCGTGGCGTTGATGGCATTGCTGCCGCCGCCGGTGTCGGAGTTGAAAACCCACTGGTAGCTGTACCCGCTGGCGCCCGAGCCACCGGACAGGCTCACGCCAATGCCGGTCGACACGCGCACGTTCGGCGTTTGGTTCGTAATGCGAACAGGCGCGATCGACGCCGTGAACGAGGTCGTCGTTTTCGGGTTGACCAGGATCGGGCTGGTCAGCGTCAGCTGCCGATTGGAGTAGTCAAACCCCGGCATCCCAAGCGTGCCATTGGCGCCGATCTGGATGTATCCGTAGTTAGGGTTGTTGTAGTCTCCGAACAGCATGCCGTTGGCATGAATCAGAAAGCCCGGGCCGGGAACCTTGTCTGCCGAGTCCCATGTGCCACGATAGCCCTGTGCGATAAACCCCCCGGGGGCGAGGGTAAGCGAGCCAAGCGTACCGGATTTGGCCGTGATGTTGCCCGTAAAGCTCGGGTCGCCCGAGATCGGCACTGAAAAGGTAACGACGCCGTTTTGTACGCCGAACAGGCCGCTTGCGTTATGGAACGTACCATTCGACGGCGTGCCGGCGAGGATCGACCCACTCGTCGCCAGCGTGATCGGCGCCTGCAGCGCGCTGGCGGCCGTCTTGCTGATCTTGTCTTGCAGGTTCGCCTGGAAAGTCGGGTCGATCAGCGACATGCTGATGACCTGTTCCAGTCGGATATCTTGCGCTGCCTGAACCTGACCGCCGTTCGCCGATCCGCCGCCGCTGTAGTTGAACCAGACGCCGACCACGGCAGTGCGTGCGTTGGCCGGGATGGGCCGGCTCGTGCCGGCGCCGAACTGTCCACCGCACCGAGTCCATGCCGGACCAGGCGGCACGCCACCATACGTATAGCCGGAGTGGCCGCCGCCCCACCCTGTTCCGCCATTGGCGACAGGGCCGCCGTTGAACCAGTTGCCGGCGGCGTCATAGAAGTCGACGAATATCCACATGGCTCGGTCATTCGAGCCATCTTGGTACAGATTGGCGGTCAAGCTATACGTTTTGTTCGGATCGATCGCGACAGCTGATTTGCTAAACGCGAGGCTATCCAGCGTCGACGCCAAACTCAAAAAGTACTTGTTGCTGGTGGTCCCCGCTCCAGCGGTATCCGTTTTGTACGTCGCGTTGCCCGTGAGCGACCACGAATTCGGCTTCTCAAGCGTCGGATCTTCATTCAGCGCTGTGCCGCGCCCCAACGGGATAAAGTTCGCTCCGTCTTCCGGCTTGCCCGGGCCGGTCGTACCCGCCCACGTAGACTTTGTGGCGGCCGCAGCGTCCATTGCGTTTTGCAATGTGGCTTTGGCCAGGTAGTAGTCCGAAAAGCGCGTGTTGAACGTCGTGCCCACGATCGGCGTGTCGACGGTGTTGTCGTTGAAACCGGTCCCGAGCGACACGAGGTAGGATTCCAGCGCGTCGTACTTGGCGCGATACGCACTGCTGTCGATGCCGAGGTTACCGGCCTGCGTCTGCAGCAAGCCGCGCTCGTTATAGATGACTCCCCATGCCTGCTGCGCGGCGGGCTTCTCGCCCTTCGACAGGATGTTGTCGCTGCTGATGGCCGTGATCGCAGCGGTAGCGGCGTTCGCCGCGGTCAGCGCCTCGGCCGTACTCGGATAGTAGGCAGGCAGTACATCGCCTTCGACAACCATGACGTCATCGAAATGCACGTTGCCGTTGCCGCCCCCGCTTGCGATGGTGATATACATGGCGCCGATGCTCTCGACCGTCGCCCCCCAAGTGATTTTGAAAGCGTACCGCTGCCAGGCCGTCGACAGGTTCGGATTCATGAGCGCGACAGTCGACGTCGGCTGAACATTCCAGCGCGGCGACATGTTTGACGTGCTCGTCAGGTTGGAAGTCTTGGCGTAGAAGCTGATGATGTACGTGGCGTTCGGCACCCACTGCGGCACCGCGCCGGACCGCTGGATACCCTTTTCGCTGATGTGGCTGGGACTCCACGAAATTGCCAACGACTTGCCGCCGAGGCGTCCCGTTTCGATGCTAGACGTCGCCGGCTCGCCCGACGGGTTGTTGTTGTAGATCACCCAGCCATCAGCGAGGACGCCATTCGTCGCCACTTCAAACGAGCTGTTCGGGCACAGGTTATCGCCGCCAACGGTGGCGCCGAAGTAATCAGCGGACAGCGCGGTGCCCGCGCCGAGAATCGGCCGGCCCTGCAGATCGCGCAGGATCAGCCCGTTGGCGTTAATGGCGGCCGCCTGGATCGAGCCAGTCACGAACAGGCTGCCGTCGTACACGCCGCCGAGCGCGGCCCAGGTTGAGCCGTCGTACTTCTTCGTGAGAGCATACGTGGCCCCGTTCGAAATCGTGACGACGTCGCCGGCGATGGCAACGCCACCCGGGCACGCCGCCTTGGCGACGGTGTCGGACCAGCCACCGCCGGTGGCGTAGTAGACGCCAGCGCCGCGCGTGCCGGGCTGACCAGGCTGTCCGCTCTGCCCGTCCGACACCAGGCCGATGATGCATGAGCCCTGCACCGGCGTGCCGGCATTCGCCGCGGTTACGGTAACGATCACCAGCGCCGACGTCAGGTCGGCGAAAGCGATGTCGGCCGTCGTCGCGGTGATGTTGCTCAGCTTGGTGGCGCCCTGCACCGCGAACGTGAACGGGCCATCGCACATGATCGTCGCCACCGAGATCCGGACGTAATCCGGGCCGTGGGAGCCGTCGGCGCGCAAGTAAAAGTTGTAGCTCGACGGCGTCGGCACGACGGCCACGCCGGCGGTGGTCAGCTTCCTGACGCTGGCCGCCTGCAGCAGCACGTCGCGATCATTGACAATTGCCGCCATCAGACGGTTACCTCCAGGGTTGAACGAAGGGTGCCCCAGTCGACCGTGCGCGAGGTCACGATGCCGACCTTGCCGGCAGCTAGGCCGAAGCGGTTACTGAAAAGCTTCACCGCCTGGCCCAGCTCGACGAGCAGCTGATCCGGTGTCGCTTCGAATCGGTAGGTCGTGCGCGGCACCTTCACGATGTCGCGCCGGCGATCCGCCTCGGCCTGCGCATCGGCCTTGCGCAGCAGGCAGGTCTCGACCAGGTCGGGCTCGGCGTCGAGCTTGTACGTTGCCTGCACCACGCCGTCGACCGACGTGACCGACAGCCAGGGCTGCCCGTACATAGCCTTGTGCGCCGGCGGCAGCGACGTCTGCAGGTTGTCCTGCTCGGTCCAGTTCCGGCAGTAGCCGATCTTGACGGCCGCCGCCACGGTGGTGCGGTTGGCGATCGTGATGCTGTTATCCAGCTGCTGCGACGGCCGGATCTCGGTCGTGGCCGACGTCGGAATCGCGAACTGGATCAGCCGCAGCCTGCCAGTCATCGACAGCACCAGCTGCGCGCCGACACTGCTGGCCAGCTGCTGGCACGCCACCAGCACGTTCGTCCGCTCGGCCAAATACAAACCGACCGGCTGCGGGTTGGCCGTGTCGAATGCGGCCAGTTGTGCGGCGTCGAGATCCGCAGCCGAGAATCGCGTCGTCGCCTTCCCGTACTGCGTGACCAGGCACTGCACCAGCTGGCTGATTGTGTTCACGTACACGCCGTTGTAGCGCACGCCCTGCGCGCTGCACGTGACCTGGCCGGCGCCGACGGCCGCGTTGAACGTGAAGCGGCCCGCGGCAAGATTTACGGTGACGTCACGCGGAACGCCGTCGAGCCGGACCTCGATCAGCCGCTCGTTGCCGCCGAAAGCGTGCTCGTTCGTGTTCGGGTTCGTTTGCGGGGGCGCGATGTTGTGGCACTCCCCCAGCAGCACCGGCACCAACGCGTCCGGATTGGTCGCGTTGCCGCCGATCTTCACGTCCGTGACCGGCGTATTCAGGCGCTCCAGCTTGTTCGCCAGGCGCAGGTTGAGCCGGTCACGCGACTTGCAATCGATGTCGATGACCGTGCCGGCGAAGACCTGGCGGAAGTCCGCCCTGCTCCACCGCACGTCGCCGACGAAGACGTTCACCGGCTGGTTGACCCACACGTCATCGAGCCAACCGTCCAGCGAACCATCCTCGTTGTTGAGCTCGATGTCGCCGGCAGACAAGCTCGCCTCCGACGTCATCGATATCGACTCGGTCACCAGCAGTCCGCCGGCCACGACAGCCAGATACGGCGTCGCGGCCGAGGCAATGAACGCGTCGGTCGAAAGGTAACGGGTGACGTCGACGCCGGCGCTTTTGGCGCCGACTTCGAACAGCGTCACCCGCTGCGCGCTGGAGTCACCCAGCCACGCAGCAAATTGCGCATCAGTTATCAAGATGGATTTCTCGTTGAGTTTTTCGCACGCCAGGCGACGTCGGTAGCGGCTTGACGGCCGCCGGCGACAACCTTGTCTGCTGCCCTGTCGGCGCTTGTCGCGAACGTCTTGACCACGTCTCCGGTCTGCTGCTGCGCATCGGCGCGCCGGCCTTTTACCTCGGCGAGTAGGTCAGCCACCTGCCCGCGCAACGACTTGATCTCGCCCACGAGCGCCGTCATGTTGCCGGCGCCCATGGCCGAGTAATCGATCGCTGCAGGCGCTGGGGCATAACCCGTTACGCCTTGTGCGGTCGCGGCCGGCAGGAGCTGGCCACCTTGAGCAATCACCGCCAGAGTCGCGTTGATATCCGTGAGGGTCGCGGACGAACTGGTCAGCGCGTTCAGGCTGGCCTGGGCGACGTCGACCTGCTGCGCCGCCCACTTGGACAGGTCGTCGTTGGCGTGCATGACCGCAGCCAGGTCGGACGAGTACTGCGCATCGCCGCCGTTCAGCTTTTGTGACAGCTGCAGGAACGTCTGCTCGATCGACTGCAGGTTGCCCTGCGCCACCACGTCGCCGGCGGCCGCCTGCTGGCGAGTCTGCTCGAACTGACGGCGCGCCTCCGCATACTGCTGCTCGGGCGTGAGCGTCGACAGGTCGCCCAACACGAGGCTGCTGTTCAGACTTTTGGCCGTGGTGGCGAACGACTTCATCTGCCCGATGAAGTCCCCCAAGCTGGTCTTAGCAGCATCTTGCGCGTCCTTCACCTTTTGGGCAGCCTGCACCTGGTCGAACAGCGCCTTATTGCTGTCGTCCAGGGCGTCGCGCTGCTTGGCCAGCTGCTGGGCCGACGTCATCGTCAACTTGTCCAGCTGGTCTTGCAAATCCTTGCGCTCGTCGGCGACCTGAGCTTCGGTCTTGGCCAGCGCAGCTGAGGCAGCGTGCACCTGGGCGAATGCATCCGACAACTGCATCATGGAGACATACTGGCGGGCACCGGCTTCGCTCGTGAGATCGAGCGAATCGATGACCTGCTTGAACTGCTCGCGCGTTGTGACCGATGCCAGGCCAAGGCCTGCCATCGCCTCGTCGACGGCCTTTCGCACAGGCGCCAGGCGCTGTCCTTCCGTGAGGTAGTTCTGAGCGTAGCTGGCCGCCATCGACGTCAGGTTCGACGTGCTGCCGGCCAGCTGGACCAGGCGCTCGCGCGCAGCTGCTGACGCGATACCGGCGGTACCGAATGCCTCGGCGGCTGTTTTACCCAGCAGCTGAGCCATCTGCGTCGTTGCGTCGAAGTCGCCGGCAAGGCGCTCCAACGTGGCCGATGCCGTCTCGCCGGTTTTGGCGAACTGCAGGACGTTAGGAACAAGCTTCGTTGCCAGCTCGTCGCCAACGGTGCTGAGCAGCTTCGTGATCCCGTCCGATAAATTGCCGTCCTTGCCCAGGTCGATGTCGAAGGTCTTCGAGTAGCCCTGAATCGACGTCGCGTCCATACCGAGGCTCGCGGCGAAGCTCGACGACACCGCCTTCAACTGGTTGAGCCCATTCGTCAGTGCAGCAACCGTATCCGCCGAGAAGGCCGTACTATCGGTGCCATTCTTGTCGCTCCGGAACCATCCTCCGTTCTGGTGCCACTTCGCGTAGCTCTCCGCGTTCGTACCCGCGCTCGAAAGCGTACCGCTGATGCCGGTCGTCTGGACCTCCTTACTGCCCATGCCGAATGCGCGATTGATCAGGCCGCCAACCGTGCCGCCGATCACACCTCCGATCGGCCCACCGATAACCGCGCCAATCACGGACGCGACATTCGTCACGGTCTGGCCGTGCGCGACGCTGTAGTCTCCGGCGATCGCGTTACCGATGTAATGGCCACCCAGCACACCGGCGCCGTAGCTTGCCGCCGTGCCCGCCATCTGGCCATAGCCGATTGCGCTCGCGGTGCCCTGCATGCCAGCGTTTGCGTAAGCGGCCTGCGCGGCGGCGGCCTGCGCTCCACTCATACCCATGCCAGCTCCGAATGCTGAAATCGACGAAGAGCCAACGAAGCTGCCGAGTGCCGACACGCCGGTGCCCAAGCTTGCGCCGACCGATCCGTTGAGGACCTTGTACATATTTGAGGCGGACTGCGCCGCGCCAATCAGCGAGCCTACCCCTGTCGCTCCGCTACCGCCGGTGATTCCCGCCGCCTGTGCGGCGGCACCGGTTCCCGTCATGCCGACCGACGCTCCGATGTTGAAGATCCACTGCTTGACCGTCATCTGGTAAAGCAGTTCCAGCAGCCCGTTTTTCAACGTGTCGCGCAGGCGATCGAACGCCGACTTGCCGCTGTCGAAGATGCTGATGAACGTGTCGTGCGCGGTATTTTCGATCCGCCCCCACAGTTCTTTCTGCTGGGTCAGCGCCTCCTTGGTGATCGTCAGCCCTGCCTGTTTGCGGAGCTCGTCGGCCTGGCGACGCAACGCATCGGTCACGTCGTCGATTATCGAGATCTCGGCGCGGCGATCGAGGGCAGCTGCTTGGTCTCGCAGGCGCGCTGCCGTCAACTCCGCGATCTGCTTGCTCGTCAGCCCGATCGCTTCAATCTCGTCCCCCATATCGCGAGTCCGATCCTGCTGCGCTTTCGTTTCCGCTTGGGCCGCCTCGATCAGGTCGGCGGTATTGTTCACGGCCTGACGGTACTTCTGCTGCTCAAGCAGCAGCAGGTCTTCGTCTCGCTTTTTCTGAGCGCTGTCGATCTGGATACGCAGGTTGCCGATTCTGCCGGCGATTTCTGCCTGCTTCTGCGCCAGCTGCTCTGCACTGACCTGCCGTTGCGCTTCGACGCCCATCAGGCGCCGCTGCGCCGCGATCTGGTCGTTGAGGTCCTTCACCTGGGCGGCGGCTGCCGCGCCGATCGTGGCCGCCTCATCAGTTTGGCCGCTTGCACGCAAGAATTGAATATGTTCTTGGTCACGCTGATTGCGCAGGCCCTGCGCCTCCGCCGCACGTTGGATGGCACCCGCCTGGGCCTCAACACTCGTTGCGTAGGCCTTGCCGGCGTCCGAACCGTTGAACGTATCGACAGCCAGCTTCTTCACGAGTGCGCTGTACTCGGCTTGGCTGAGCATGCCCTCATCAAGACCTTTTTTGTACTTCGCGAGTTCGGTGAGGTATGCGCTGCCAACACCTGTAAGATGCTGTCGAAGATCGACGGCGGCGTCTGATACGCCGTTAAGTTTCTTCGTGGATTCAGCTACCGTCTCAATGGCGTTTGCGAGGTCGGTGTACTGATACTGCAGCTCGATGAGGTGCGCACTTCCGTTCGCACCGGCCGTGCCGGCATTCACACTGTCCTGCAGCGCAAGGATTTCGTTACGCATCTTCGCGAGACGTTCGACATCCTCGCCGCCTCGCCGCGCGATGTCGCCCATACCGCCCTGATTCGCCAGTTCGATGCGCTCCCGCAATTTGCTATTCTGCTGATTCAGGCTATCGATAATCTCCTGCGTCGACTTCTCCGTCGACGCCTTGGCTTTCTCATTTGCTTCTTCCGCCTTGTCCCCGTAATAGCTCCATGCCAGCGCAGCACCGCCCAATACCGTAACGAGCAAGCCGAGAGGGCCTCCGGTAAGAGCCAATGCCCCGTTCAGCGCTGACGTGCCGGCTGCAAGCGCAGTCGCGCCCAGGCTGGCCGCGCGCTGTGCGACGCTGAGCTCGGCCATGCTTATAGCTTGTGCCTCCGCCATCGCCGTCGCACGCGCCTGCGCGGGAATCAACGCATTTGTGGCGAGAGCAAGCTGCACGTTGCCTTCCGCAGCAAGTGTCGTAGCTCGGACCTCTGCTAAGCGGGCGTTTGCGGCTAATGAAGCCTGGGTCGCTTCAACAGCATTCGATTCTGCGACGGCCAAGTTCGATGCAACCAGTGCTCGGTTGGTCGAGACCGCGGCGGTAGCACGTTCCGCAGCATCGCTGAGCCAGCTGATAAATCGACCGCCGACGACGATACCGATCGCGCCTGCGGCAAGGCCCAGGTTGTTTGCGAAAGCGTTGATCCCCGTGGTGACAACCGAGACAACGCCACTGGCCTGCGCTTCGACACCAACGAGTTCGGTCACGTTGTTCTTAAGAACGGCAAACGCACCACTGATAGTTTGAATCTGGCCGGCCTCCGCGCGCAGCTGACCAAGTGCCTGGGGTAGCGTTTTCGCCACCAGGTCAGCCGTCAGCTTGCCCTGCTCGGCCATCGTGCGCAGCGCCCCAACAGGCACGCCGATGCCGTCGGCAATCGCCTTCATGAGGCGCGGCGCGGCTTCGGTCACCGAATTGAACTCGTCACCGCGCAGCGCACCCGCGGCGAAGGCTTGCGACAGCTGCAGGATCGCGCCCGACGATTCCTGCGCGCCGGCGCCCGAGATCTTGAGCGACAGGTTCACCGCTTCCGTGATATCGGCTACGGACTGTTGCGACGTGTGCAGGTCTTTCGTTGCTCGGGAAAGCGATGCGTACAGCGAGCCCGTCGCAGCCAAATCCGTTTGCGCCGAATTTGCGATGCGCTTCACGTCCGCGTAGGCCTGCGCATATGCGCGCGTACTGTCGGTGGCCAGGCGCAGCTGCGCCGTCAGCTTCGAGTACTCGTCCGACATCTCGGCGATCTTGGCCAGACCGACAGCGCCGGCGATGCTCGCCAACGCCGCTTTCGCCATGTCGGCCGCACGGCTCATGCCGGCCGTGGCGTCACCGACGACCCGGCGCGCGTCGTCCATGTCGCGCTGCAGGCGCGCGATGTCGGCGCGCAGCCGGATTTCCATGTCGCCAATGATCATGCGGGTCCCTTTCAAAAAGGGCACCCATCGGGCGCCCGTCAGTCTTTCTTTTGCATTGCCTCCATCGCGATCGCGTCGAAGGCGTCGATGACATCAAGCTCCCAGGGCGTGAATTTCACGCCGTGCAGCTGCTGGAATGCCAGGATGTTCTCGGGCATGATCGGACCCGGCCCGTTCATCGTCATCGACCGCCCGATGCGCCGGAAGGCGTCCCACAGCGAGCGCCCCAGCCGCGGCCACTCTACGTTCAGCCGCGGATCGTGCTCGCCGGTGTTCCGCGCTACGCGCTGCAAGTGTGTTCGCAGCGTGGCGCCATCACCCAGCCGCGCCGCCAGTTCATACTCGGCACGGCAGCACCCCGTCAGGCTTTCGCGGAGTCGGCGATAAAAAGCTCGGTCTTGTGGATGCCGGCGCGCACCTGCGTGCGCAGCCACTGCTTGGTCGGATCCGTGAGAACGGCGCGAACGTTCGCCGGCGTGCACTCGACCGGCTGGCCGGCGCGGGTGACGTTCCAGCCCAGTACGGACGCGACCATGTAGTCGGTCTCGTCTTCGATGTCGTCGAGCGGATCGGACGACGGCATCTTCCCGGTGGCGGCGAACTCCGCGCGCAGCTTGCGCGTACGCGCCAGGTCGATGCGCTTACGCGACTCGTGCTCCGGGCTAGCCAGCTCGATGTACGTGCTGGTCGGCTCCTTCGTTTTCGGATTGACCAGCACGAGGCGGCCGGTCGCCACGTCGTCGAAGGCATCGATATCGAGGGTGGCCACCATTTTTTTCAGCAGGTCGGAGGGTTGAGCGGTGTTCAGTGCGTTCATGGTTTTCTCTTTCGCGGAGGTGAAATATCTGCCCGTGCCGGCCGCCGCGCCCGCGAAAGGCGACGGCGACCAGTCGGTGCCTGGGTTGCCGCTGATGCGGCGAAATGGTTAGACGGCCGAGTCCTGGATGGCGATCGTCGTCAGGTCTTCCGGCTGATTCGCGCCGCCATCGGTGTTCAGCAGCGCCTGGAACGGGATTGTCTGGATGAGGATCTTTTCGCCGTCGTCCTTCGATGCGCCGTTGACCTTCAGGCGGTTGATCGCGAACGCGATGAAGTCCGAATTGGCCGTGTTGTCGGCCGTGAACGCGAGGTAGGCGCTCGTCTCGGTCTCGTTGTAAAAGGCATCGCGCAGCATGGTCGAATCGAACTTCGCAGTGACCTGGCCGGTGACGATGACGCGGCCGGTGGCGACCTGGTCGGCTACGTTCGAACCGATACCCTGCTCGCTCGACTGCGCGCTCGAGATCTCGATGCTCGCACTGGTGATCGTGCCACCGGTGGCGGCGCCCACCTTGACGACACCGTTCACGGCCGCCATCACGCCGGTCACCGTGACGGGCGTCGGCGACGTGAAGTACTGGGCGGTGCCTGGCGTAGCGTCGCGGCCGCCGAATTCGACAGCGATCGTCGCCATGCCGCTCGCCGGCAGCGTGAACGTGATCTTCGTGACCTTGCAGCCGGTGTACACCTCGCTCGCGCCCGTGGCGCCGACATCGGGATGCCAATGCTCGATGGAGAACGATTTGTCCGTATGACCGGACTGCGGAACCATCGTCTTCTTGCCGAAGACCGTCAGGGCCGCACTCGCGATCGGCCCCTCTGCCGTCATGCTGGTGCCGTTCAGGGTGACACCGGTCAGGGCCAGCGCGGTCACGGCCGTCACGAGCACGTTCTTGTTCAGATTGTTCGCGTTGAAGGCGCCGGCGGTCAGCCGCACGACGTCCCCGATCTTGACGCCATCGGTCAGCCAGGAACCGGCCGCGCGCGTGATCGTCCAGGCGCCGGCGGCGCCTGCCACGGAGATCGACGCACCGCTCACGTTCACGCCAGCGACGAAGTCTTTTTTCAGCGCTGCCGCGATGAAATCACCGTAGGTCTTGGCCGACAGCTCGCCGCTGATCGTGCCGCCGACCTTGCGCAGGCCGTGGCGGAAGTCCGACACCTGCAGGTCCGGACGGATTTCGTTGGACTGGTAGGTGTCCTTCGTCAGGTCCAGCGACGACGTCACGCGGCGCAGCGCCTGCGCGCCTGCCGCAGCCGGCATGATGCCGTAGTTCGTGCCTTCCGATTTGTATGCAACTTGTTTATATACGCCCGAGCCAGTGCCCATGTCGCTTCCTTTTTCGAATAAAAAAAGGCCCGCAAGCGAATGCTGTGCGGGCCCGGGTTGATGATGCTGATGCGGTTAATTCTGCTCGTAATACGTGACCTTGAAGTCGATGCTCTGGAAGCTGTTGCCGGCGACATCGGACAGGTCCGGCCCGACAGTGTCGCGCAGGATGCTGATGACGTCGACGCCGGCGATCAGGCCGCGATGGAAGTTGCAGGCGCGGCGCACCAGGTCGACCAGCGTCTTCATGTCCGGGTACCCACCGGGCCCGACCATGACCATCACCTGCACGCGGCTGGTGATGACGGAATACTCGGCGTGGCCGTCGATCGCGCCGACCGGCACCGAGCTCACTTCCGTGAGGCTCAGCGCCGGCAGTGCCGTGTCCTCCTTCACGACGCCAGCGACGATACGCTCGGCCGGCACCTTCGCCAGCAGCGCCGGCGCGCCGACCAGCAGCGCGCGGATGACCTTCGCGCTCATGAATCCTCCGGTGCGGGTACATTGATGCCCTGCAGCGTCAGACGCTGGCGAATCTTCGCGGCTGCGGCAGCGATGGCGGCGGCCGCCGCCGAATCGAACGCCGGTCGCATGAACGGGTGCGCGCGCGCGCCAGGATGCGCGACCTCGTGCACGGTCACGCCGCCGAACGACAGCGCGTGGTCGGGACGGGCTCGAATCTTGTGCGCGGCCGTGCCGAACTCGACCCAGTGCCAGTGCGGCGCCTTCCTGCCGCCAGCCTTCAATGAGGCATAGACCGTGCCGTTTTTCGACCTGGTCGTCACGCGGATACTTGCGCGCAGATCTCCGTCATCGACGGGCACACCACTTTTCGCGGCAGCCTTAAATTCGTTTGCTCCAGCACGCAGAGCCGCGCGCATGATGTTCCGCTCCACCTTTACGGGAAGCTGCTGCAGGAACGCGTCGAGCTCACGCCCGCCGATGATCGATTCTTCAACCATGCAAATAGCCCTCCAACATCCATTCGGCATCGCGCCGGTTATCCAGGAGTGCCGGGCCGGCGATGATCTGCATGACCTGATCGCCCTTTCCGTGCAGCGTCACCCGCATGGCGGTCGTGATGCGGTCGTCGACGCCAATACGCAGCCGAGTGCGCGTCACAGCCGTGACCATACCGTTGGCCGTGCTCTCGCCGCGGCTGGGCAGCTGGTCCTGCACGTTCGCCCAGACGCGGGCGGCGACGATTTCCCAACCGACGGCGCCCGGGATCTCGGTCCCGTAGTCCGGATCGCGCGCTGACGTCCGGCGCTCGATCGTGACCTGCTCGTCCTTTCGATACGCCGCCGTCATCCCGGCACCCAGTAGCGGTCGAGCTTGCGGCACAGGAACTGTGCGTTCGGGTTCGGGAAATAGTCGTTTTCGACCATGCCCAGGATGTAGCCCTTGATCGCGGCCGGTACCGACGTCTCGTCGGGGCCGTAGCCGCAGACGTATTGCACCTCGACGGCATTGATACGCGCCGCGGTGGCCGGCCAGGCACGGCCTGGCGCCGGAACGACATAACCCGGCTCGCTTGTTGTGTCGACCATGTAGTCTTGCGGATCGAGCGTTTGGAGCGCGCCGGCGGCGTCGTAGAACTTGACGTGCACGACGCTGGCGATCGGCGGGTGCGGCAGGCGGATCGCGGGCGGGAACCCATCGAGCGTTACCGCCCAGGTCTGGGTGATAAGCGCACGGTGTGTCTCGTGCTCGGCCTCCTCCGTGAAATCTCGCACCTTCTGCTCAATCTCCGCATCCAGCCCAGTACCGCTCGCACGCGCAGACATTCGCGCGGCGGCCATCGACACCGCCAGGGCCGCCGGCGGAACGATCAGTCGGTCTGTCATCGTGTACTCCGTTGCGTGGCTGACGGCCGGATGGCCGGCAGGTGCGGCCCGGTTGCCGCCGGCGCGCGGGCGTACTGCTGCGCGGCGGCGGCCGGTGCCGGGGTTTGTGTGGCCGCGGCGTCGCGCTCAAGCTGGGCGCGCACCGCGGGAAGGTCGGCGATGTTGATCATCAGGGGTCCACCTTGTTGAACCATGTCGTTTTGTCGAAGCGCTCGCCATTGGCGCAGGTCACGCGCGCGACCCACTTCCAGCCATCCGGCGGCTCGCTGTCGGTACCGGCCAAGAACGCAACGACGTACGTTCGCGACCCGGCGTCGCCGGGCACGACCTGGATGTCGGGAGGCGCCTTCTGCACGACACCGACCAGTACCAGCTCCACCGATTTCGCCGTTGTCGCCCGGTCGAACAGCTCTTGAGTTATGTCGGCACCGTAATAGCTGATCTCGTCCGGATCGCGGTCGACCGTCATTTTCGTGCCGACAAGGGTTGGCAGTTTCACATTCACTCCGTTCAAATTTGTCCTGGCGCCGCTGCCGCCGAAGACCGCGACGCGGCTGCCGCTGCCGTCGAAAGGCGAGATCCGGCTGCCGCTGCCGTCGAAAACGACGAGGCGCGCGGCAGGAATTTGCGAGACGTCGATCCGGCCGGCGCTGCTGCTGTACTTCAACACGGCGGCCGAACCCGCGATCGCGAAGCCGCCGGCGTCGGCCCGGAGACGCCGCGCCGCCTGTACCCGGGCGGCGGCACCCGTCAGCGCAAACGCGCCAAGCGCCGCTCGCAACCTGCGGGCGATCGACAACCGTGCAGAATTGCCGGCCAAGCCGAACGCGCCGGCGGAAGCTCCGAGAACGTAGGTCGGGCCGACCGGGCCTTGCGCCGGCGTGTACACCATCTGCGCAGCGCTTCCGGACAGCGCGAACGCGCCAGCCTGCGCCGGCAACCGGCGTGCGGCGCGGATTGCCGCGGCTGCGCCCGTCAGCGCGAACGATGCCGGGCTGGCGGGCAGCCGGCGCGCTACGCGCAGCGATGCAGGAACGCCGGCGACACCGAAGCTGCCGGCGCCGGCGACGAGCCGGCGGGTCGCGGTCATGAGCGCCGCGGCGCCGGTCAGGCCGAACACGGCGGCGGTGGCCTGCAGCACATAGGCACCGAGCGGCGCGCGCGGCATCCAGATCCGCCGGGCCGGGCCCTTGAACAGCTGCCACGGATTGTCCGCCAGCGACTGGTGTTCGGCGTCGGTCAGGGGACGGTTCCACATCGCGACGAGCTGGATGCCGCCGCTCGTCCATTGCTGGACGGTCGACTTGCGCGCGCCGACCGAGATCGTCGAGTTCGGCGCCAGCGCGACGCCGCCCAGCGTGGCCGACGCTTTCACGCCTTTCTGGTAACACGCGTACGACGTGCCGTTGACCGTCGCGCCCATCGCGAAGCCGTTGGCAGCGTCGTAGGCATTCAGAAACGACGCGGCGATCACGCTGCCGTTGCCGCCCGAGTAAAACGGGATGAGCTCGACCTTGTTCGCGTTGACGCGGAACTGGAAGCGCCGCGCACTGCCATCGTCATCGTCGAGCGCACTCATGGCCCCGGCCGCCGAGCCGGTCGCGAAAGCGAACAGACTGTACGACCCGGCCTTGGCCGACGTCTGGTTGAGGCTGCATGCGTAGCCGACGCCGCTGCCGGTCAGGCAACGCACCGCCGTGCCGCTGTTCGTGTTGACCGGCACGCCGTTGACCGTGCCGTCCGATCGCTGGTACTGAACGACGCTGCGCCCGTCCTCGCCCCATCCCATCGCCTCGTTGCCCATCGTGTAGGCAAATACGAGCCCGGCGGTGATCGGGTTGCTCCAATCGATTTGCGGCGCCTGCTGCGGCTGCGTGGTGCGCACGCGCCGGCCGACCAGCGCGGCCATTACGTGTACTGCGCTGCTGCGGCGAGCGCCTTCATGGTCCAGCCGCTCGAGATCGTTTGGCCGGAGCGGTTGATGATGTAGACGTTGTACAGCACGGGCATCAGTTCAACGACGCCCGACTGGAACAGAGCGTTCGCCGCGGCCGTCTGCGCCTTGGCGGCCACGAACGGCCCGCCGGCGCGGTGTTGGAACGGCACGTACGATGCGCCGGGGGTCAGGTCGACGTCGGGCACGGTCGCCCCGTCGAGCACGGGCACGAGGTACAGGTCGGCCACGCTGGTGCCGGCGGCGATGCCGGTCACGGTGGCCCACTGCACCTGCAGGCTGAACAGCGCGGCGAACATGTCCGGCGCGTTGCCGCTCGCGCGGCAGTCGAGCGTGCCGACCAGTGCGCCCGATCCGCTCGCAAGCGCCGCGACGCCGGCGGCGAACGTGATGATCGCCTGTTCGCTGAGTAGTATTTTTCCAGGCATATCAATCTTTCAATGCATCGATGATGTCGCGCGCGCTCGGCGCCGGGACGCCGATAACGTCGCCGCGGCTGGCGGGCTGCATGGCGAGCGCATACAGCGCATCCACCTCGGCCTGGGTGGCCACGCCGTGCGCGATCCAGGCGCCCAGCATGTCCTGCAGGTCGCCCTCCTCGACGTGGATCATGTCGCCGCAGGCGAACGATTCGCGGATGACCAGGCACGACGCACGGCACGCATGCGCGGCGTCGTTACTCGCGTCGACGATCCGGGCGTACGGGCCGCGTGCCGCCCACGCCTTTGCGGTGGTCGAGCGCAGCGGGCCGAGCATGGTCTCGGTCGGCGCCGTGAGCAGTTCGATGACGCGCGCGGGATCGCCTGGTAGATGCGCGCCGTAGCCGCGCGCCTTCGGGTCGTTGGTCAGCTCGGCGCGCAGGGCTGTTTGCTGTGCCGGCGTCATGATCAGGTCAGGGTAAAAGCGCCGGCCGCCTGATCGAGGTCGATCAGCAGCGTTTCGCCGTCGTTCAGGGTGATCGACGAGCCGTAATCGTAGAAGCCGATCAGGTCACCATTCGTCGCCGTGGCGTTGGCCAGCACCGCGTAGCGGAACGGGCCGACCGCGCCGCCGGTGGCGGTCAGCGTCAGGTCGGCCAGCACCTGTTTGTAGACGCCGCCGGACTGTGCGGCCGACGTCGTGCTTACGTTGCGCGCCGAGCAGTACGTATACGCGACCTGCGTTATGTCCGCCGTGACCGCCGCGGTGGCGACGTTCGGCGCCGTGTTCGTCAGCAAGATGACCAGCTGGTCGGTCGCGAGGTTGTGCTTCTTCTGCGCGAGCGCGGCGACGAACGCGTTAATTTTCGTGAATACGGCCATCGTCAGCCTCTCAATGTTCGGTCAGGGAACGCCCGGCCGAGCTGGGCCGGGGGTAGAAATTACTGCTTGGCGCGCGGGCGCTTCGCCGGCGCCGGCGTCTGCTCGCCGTCCGCCGGCGCGGTCCAGCCTTCGCCGATGGAGACCTCGATCAAATCCTGGTCGTCGGTCTCGATCTCGGCACCGGCTTCGAACGTCTCGACCTCGACGCCCCGATGTGCCCAGCTGAAGTCCTGTTGTGCGATCAATTTCATTGCTGCTCCAAAAAGGGAAAGGGCCGCCGCAGCGGCCGCCTCGAGTTGATGGTTACGAAGCCGCGATCTTCAGCAGCTTGATCGCCTGGGTGTTGCGCAGCTTGCCGCCCACGCGCTTGCGCACGTAGAACTTCACGAAGCCCGGCGTGGTGATCTCGTCGCGGGTCATGCGCATGCCGACGCGGTCGCAGATCAGGTAGCCTTCCTTGAAGTCACCGAAGGCGATCGGCGTCGAGTTCGCGGCGACGGCGGGCATGTCTTCCGCTTCGGTGATGCCGTAACCCATGAACGTATCCGGCTGCGCAGCCGTCAGTGTCGGCTGCCAGAGGTACTGTCCGGTCGTGTCCTTATACTTGCGCAGCGCGGCCAGCACCAGCTTGCTGGTCAGCCAGCGCGCGTTGTTGCGGTAGCGAGCACGCAGCGAGTAGATCAGGTCGTGGAAGATGTCCGTGCTGGTCGGCAGCGCGGCAGCCTGGCCCGACGCGATGTACTGCAGGGTGCCAAAGGCGCGGCCGGCGTCGGCGGTGGCCACCGGTGCCGGGCCGCCGAGGATGCCGGTCGGCTTCTTGACGCCGTTGCCCACGATGAAGGCGGCGCCTTCGCCCGCGGTCATCGACTCGGTCACCGACGAGGTCAGCCAGTCTTCGACGTTGAAGAACAGGTCGTCCAGCGATTCTTCGGATGCCTGCGGCTTGGCCGAGGCCATGCCGAAGGTCGGCGCGACTTCCTGCATGTCCGGCGTGTTCGTCTGGTTGCGGGTGTCGCCCTCGCCGACCCATTCGAAGCCGGCGCCGCCGATATCGAACAGCTCGTGGTAGTCAGTGGTGCCTACCTGGCGAACCGTCGCGATCTGACGAATCGGCGAGATGTCGACGGACAGGCGCGCGATCGTGCTTTCGATGATCTTCGGCAGGGCATAGCCTCCGGCAGCGTTGTTACTGCCGACGACTTGGGCTGAGCGCTTTTCGCGCCCGTCGGCGACGCTCTTCGCTTCCAGCGCCTTGTAGGCCTGGCTCATACGCTGCTCGCGATCGTAATCCTTCGGCGCGCGCGCCCAGTCAAAGAACGCATTTTTGTAGTCGGTTTCTTCCTGACTTTCGCGCTGCTCGCGGTCGCCGCCACCGCTGAATGCGCCCGGGCGCGCCAGCTTGGTCTCGACCTTTTCCAGGCGGGCCTTCTGTTCGGACAGCGAGGTCATCGCCTCGTCCATCTTCGCCAGCTTGGCGTCGAAGTCGGCCGTCGACTTGCCGGCCTTGATGGCCTCGATGCGCTCGTCGTTGGTCTTTTTATATTCGGTGAAGGCCGTGTTGATCTTGTCGATCGCTTCGGTGACCGAGCGCAGGCTCGGCTCTTCGCGTTTTTCGTAGGGCATCGCCGCGGCCTTGGCCTGGAATGCGGCGAAGTGGCCAGCCATGGTGGCGCCCAGCAGAGCGACTTTCTTCATATGCATGTAATCTTCTTTCACGAGGTAAGGGATTGGAGCAGCCGGTCGGCCGCCTTCAGCGCCGCTTCATGAGCGTCCCGCTCATCCAAAGCGATGCGTTTGACCTCGGCGATCAGCGCCTTGGCCGCGTCTGCCGAGATACCCGCGTCCCGCAGGGCCTGCTCGGCTTGACGAATGGTTTTGATGCCGACGACATCGGCCGCTTTGACGCCAGTGATCCGCGACTTGTCGTTGGCTGGGAAGGTCACCAGGGAGACCTCCCACAGGTCGACCTCCGTGAGGGTGCGCACGTCCGTCTCGCGGTCGTACGCCCACTGCTTGGACACGAAGCCGATCGACAGGCCGTTGAGGGCGCCCATCTTTAGCAGAGCGTATGCTTCTGCACCCTTGACGGTGTCCAGCGCAAGCTTGCCCTTAATGCGCAAGCCCTTGCTGTCTTCGACCATCTCCGTCCAGACCCCGATCGGCGCGCTGGGATCGTGCTGCCAGAGCATCGCAGGCATCGTGCCCGCGGCCTTGTGAGCAGCCAGCGACGCGGCGTAGGCACCGGCCGCTATCACGTCGTCATAGCTGTCACGAACGCCGAAAACGGAGCCGTAGCCTTCAACCGTACCGTCGTCACCGACAGCTTTGAGCTGCAGCACGAAGTTTCGAACCTCGCGGCCGCCAGCATGCTCTCGGAGCTCCAGATTAAACGGGAGGATCAGTCTTTTCGTCATCGTTGGTTCCTTGTTTGCCGCCCTGGGTCATGTTCATGGGCGTGAGAGGTTCGTTGAGGCCGTCCAACGGATCCATGCCTTCCATGTCGCGGATTTCGTTGCGGGTGTAGACGCCCAGCTCGACCATCGTGCGGGCCCACTGCGCGCGGTCCGCCATCGAGCCCTGCGTTAGGTACCGGACATCGAACTCGGCGAACAGCGGCCCGGAGCCGTCCAGCAGCATCTCGTCGATGCGCTGCGTCCAGGTGCGGTGCCACGGCATCAACGTGTGCTTCACGTGCGCGGCGAAGAATGCCTCCGAGCTGGCGAACGTGGCCGACTTGTCGCTGTGGCCGATCATGATCGGGAATACGCCGTACACGCGGCAGATCTCTTCGATCTGCAGCCGGCGCGTCTCGACGTGCTGGGCGTCGACACCGGTCAGCGCCGTTGAGACCCACTTCGCATTGTTGTCGAGAACGAACGGATCACCGGTGCGGTTCACGCCGGCGAACTTCCGGATCCACGCCGTCAGGCGCTCGTGCTGCTTCTCGTCGAGCACCTTCTCGACCGTGTACACGCCGCTCGGGCGCAGGCCGTTCTCGTGCATCGCCGCCTGGCTGCGCTCGGTCGCCATGGCCAGACCGACCGCAGAGCAGGCGAGCTTTACGGCGTCCATGCTCTTGGTCCAGTTCCACTGGAGTCCATTGAGCACGAACACCTCGTCAGGCTCGAATTCGCCGATCAGCCCGAACTCGTCCCAGCAGCGGTACCGCAGCTCGTAGCGCGAGATGCGGCGCACGTCCCACTGCCCGGGCTCGATTGGAATCAGTTCTTGGACCCGGCGGTTGTCGCCGCGGACCTTGATCGACAGGGCGGCGCCGGTCAGTGCGGCGTGCATGGTCATCATGCGACGCCACTCCAGCGATGTCTGCCACTCGTTTGGCCGGCGCGCGAGCAGGCGATATTCCGGGATGTTTACGGCGCGCTCGCGCGTACCGTCTTTCTTCTCGCGGAAGACGCCGAGGTTCGGCGCTGCGCAGCCGTCGGCGATCACCTTGACGCAGGCCAGCACGGTCGCGACCTGCAGCGCCGTCTTCGCGCTTACGTGCACGCCGGCGATGATCCGTTCGCCCGTGCCATCGATCAAGTCCGCGACCTGGTCGTAGGTGAGCTGGGCGGCCTTGCGCCCGAATATGCGATCGAGGATCTTCAATCTCTGTCCCAAAATGAGGTGGTAGCGGCACCGGAAGCGGCACGGCTCAACGCCATAACGGTTGCGACGACGCCGTCGATCCGCCCGTTGGCGTTCGACTTTTTCTTGTCGGGCCGGAAGTTGCCATTGGAGTCGAACAGCAGCGCAGTATTGGCTGCGCACCAACGCAACACGGGATTGCCGCCGTGCTGCATGAGCTTGCCGTACACCAGCTCCTCGAGAAGCTTGCTACCGGGGTACATGCCACCAGTGTTCTGCGGCACTTCGACTAGCGGCACCCCCTGCTCCATCAATTCGTTAGCCAGCTGCAGCGCGTTCCACCGGTCGAACCCGATCTCTTGAACGTCGTACTCCTGCAGCGACTGGAGAATGCGCAAGCGGACCGGGTTGTAGTCAGTGACGTTGCCCTCGGTACCGGTAATCCAGCCGGCCTCCTGCCATGCCTTGTAGGGCGCCGCGTCATCGTGCTCTTCGGCGTTGATCTTGTCTTGCGGGCACCAGAACCAAACGAGCACGTACCAGTCTTCGCCCTCGATCTCGGGCGGGAACACCAACGAGTACGCGACCAGGTCGCGAGTCGACGCGAGATCGAGGCCACCGAAGCAGCGTCGGCCCTTCAATATTTCGGGATCAAACTTCTTCCCGCCCTTGTCCCATACGCTGATGTCAAACCAGCCGTCAGCGCTGTTGCACCAGACGTTCAAGTCCTTGGTCAGAAAGTTCGCCCGCGCGCCAGGCAGCGCGGCAGCCTTGCGGGCCATGCCTCGCATGTACTCCAGCGTCTTCGACTTACCGAGGCCCGGGTTCGCCTTGTACCAGTTCTCTTCGACAAACGGATCGTCATCGGTGTCGAGCGTGTAGACGTACCCGAAAACCGCATCGTCGACGCGCTTGCCTTCGAGGACGGAGATAAGGTACGAACGCACCTCGGTACAGATTCCATCCAGGATGAACCCTGCCGTAGTAATCGCCGACAACAGCGGTTGCCGCCGGGCGCCCAGCGCGGTTTCCATGACGTCCCACACGTCGCGGCTGCGCTGCGCGTGCAGCTCGTCGAACAGGATCGCCGACGGGTTCAGGCCGTCGAGGTTTTCAGCGTTCGCCGGTAGCGGCGCGAAGACCGATGTGTCGAGCTCGATCTTCTCCTGGTTCAGACCGGAAAAGACCTTGAACGACCGGGCTACGCCGGCAGAGCGACGCACCCAGCGCTTGATGTTGTCGAAGGCGGGCTTGAAGACGGTCATCGCCTGCGCGCGCGTCGTCGCCACCGCATATACCTCGGCGCCGATTTCGCCATCCATCGAAAACAGGTACGAGCCCTGCGGCCCCTTCCAGGTGGACTTGCCGTTCTTCCGCGCCACCTCCTCGTAGCCACGGCTGAACCGACGGCTGCCGTCACTTTGCCGACGCCAGCCGTACAAGACGGCGGTCCAGAACTTCTGCCAGGGATCCAGCAAAATCGGCTTGCCGGCGAGCGGTCCCTTGATGTGAACGAAGAACCGCTCGATGTATTCGATGATGTGCCAGGCGTGTGCTGGACTGAACAACAGGCCACGCACAGCACCTTTCACCAGGTCTTGGTAGTGCCGCTGCACCGCCAGGTAGACGAGGCGACCGGTCGGGATCTCGCCACGCAGTACCGGAAGACCGTACACCTCGTCCCACTCGTACAGGACCGCCGGCGTTAATTCGAGAAGCTTCTTGCGGGTGAGTTGGTGGCGTGGTTTACGAGATCGCCGAACAGGTCGTCCTGTCCCGCGCGCTCGCCCGTGTCCTTGCGCACTCGCGCCAGTGACGGGATCGTCAGACATGCTTTCGGTAGCCATTGGCCCAGCTCCATCTTGAGCCGCTTTTCATCATCGGCCCACGGTGTCGGCGTCGCCCACCCGGTTTTTGAAATCTGCACCCGGCCCCTCTCGAGGCAGTCCTTCGACGCCTTGATCCAGTCGATGAATGTGCGAACGATTACGGCCAGAGGCATACCTGCGGTGAGGTGCTCGATGCCGGCCTGGCGCAGCGAATCGCACAGGTAGTCGTAGACCTGTTGCTCGTCGCTGGTCAGCCCGATCACGGGCGGCGCCGACGGCGAAGCCATGTCGGCCGACGACTTCACACTCGCCGCACCGACCGCCGGCGGCGACGTAACGAAGGATTTCAATGGATCCATTTTTCACTCGATTCGGTTGGTTCACCGAGGGCCGAGTGAGGAACGAACAGCTTTCACCTCGACGACGTTAACCCCCCGGGGGTAGTTTTTTGTTCGCATAAATTTGCGGTTAGGGACTCGGTTTCCCGTGTGACGCTCTAGAGATTTGACCCGCCCCGGTCTATCCTCCGGCCACTTGACGCCGGCGGCCCTCGATGCGCTCACGTTTGCTTTTCGCTTCGTGGCAGTCATCGCACAGTCCCTGTTCGTTGGTTTCGTCGTCAGGTCCGCCGTTCTCCAGAGAGACGATGTGGTCACGCTGTGTGGCCAGTCGCTGACGATCGTTGCGCATGCACTCAGCACAGAATGGCTCGCGCGAGAACAGCGCTGCACGCATCGCTTGAAGACGTCGGCCGGTGATGCGCTTGACTGGCTCGCGCTTCACCCACTGCTGCCTCGGATGCGCTTCGCATCGCCCACTTCCATTGTGCACAAGCACCCTGCAACCATTAAAGCTGCAGGGGCGCGGTGCTGACTTGGGCATAAGCCTCTCCTCTTTCGCATAATTGCAAACTGTGCCAGTGCCTGACTTTGGCGGTGCTAAAATTCTTCTATGACCAGCCGCATCCTCATCGTCGACGATTCTGTGCACGACACTACGCTGATACTCCACGCCCTAATGGATTGTCACGGCGACCACGTTTATGAAAACACTGGCGATAGCGAAAGCGCTTATAGGGTGCTGTCAGAACGTCGATTTGATTTAGTTGTGCTCGATATCACATTGCCAGACGTCGATGGATTCGAATTAATGCGATGGCTCAACCAGGATTTGGCTTATCAAGTCCCAGTCTTAATCGTGTCTCAATCGGCTCTTGATAGCCACAAATACCTTGCGTCAAAGCTAGGTGCCGTCGACTACGTAGAAAAAACCTTAGACTTCGCCGAGTTCAAGACGGCAATACGAACTGCTCTGAAGCGACAAGGGCTTTGTTAGGTTCGCTTCAAGCAAGCACGCACCATGTCAGGTAACGACCTGGACGGCAGGCCGTAGCCATTCGCGCACAGGAGCTTAATGGCCTCCTCTGCGTCCGTGAGACGCTGGCAAATGCGATCAAGCGCGGCCACATCCGCTTCCTTGGCCAGAATGGCCGGGCGCGTGCCGATCACTGACCGCACGACCAAGTCGCGGTGCATAAGGTTGATTTCGCGCGCACTCATTTGCCCTCCTGAACGATTAGTGGGATCCGCCCTACGCGTTCCTGTAGCAGCTCGCCAGGCAGCAGCTGCGGACGGACGTGCGATACGATTGGGCGCCCGGTGACGTCGCGCACCAGCACGTCAACCTGCCCAGGGCGGCGCACGACCGCGCCGGCCACTTCGACACTTAACATCGGGGGAGCACGCATCACGCACCTCGGGAATAAAAATGCCGCCGATGCATTGCTGCGCTCGGCGGCTAGAATAGATGGGCTCGCTTGCTTGCATGCGCCGAGCTCCACCAACTGGGAGAAAAGATGTCGTCTGAAATTGAAGCTTATCAAAACGCAGTAACGAAGTACAAAGCCGTCGTCGCCAAGTGCGAAGCCATTGCTAATACAGTCCACCAGGCAAGCAATGCGCTTCGCAACTGGCGCAAGACCATGATGTCCAATGTCGGCGGAGGCTGGCCGATGGAAATTGCGCTGAACCGCAACAGCCCGTCGATTAACGGTTCTGAATGGGTGACTGCACATCAGCTTGCAACGGCCCTACAGGACTACCACGCGGCCCGCTCTGCGATGGATAACGCTTACTCGGCAATCCCAGCTACGCAGCGCGACGTCGTTGTTCCTCCTCCGGCTTAATCCCATCGGATGAAATCGTCATCGCCGCTGGGCTGCAGCCTCATCCAGGCGAAGTCGCCGGCGGCGTTGACGATTTTTACTTGTGGCGCCCGATCCAAGGCTGCTACGGCAATGCTACCAAGTGCACGAGCAAGGGCTAGAAGTTTGTCATCTTCCGAGAATAGATCGGCCGGCAGTATTTCATGTCGAGTTGTCATCATCACACCAAAATAGTAAGCATCCGCCACGCTACCAGCGCTTACCGGGAACACGGCGCGACTTGGCCTGATAGATGTTGAACTCGATCGCAGCTTCTACGGCATCGACCTGCAGCGCGCGCATCGCCACGTCGGCGAACGTCATGCGATCGAAGACCTTCCAGCAACCATTGCTCCAGCGAGCTTGATAGCGCATGCGCGCTCCTTTCCGGTGTGTGAGTTGGAAAAGAAAAAGCCCCGTCGGGCTCACGCCGGACAGGGCTTTAACTGAAATCGTTTCTCAAGTCGCAATTACTTCGAGAATGGCGAAAATATATCCTAACTGTAACAGTTCCGTCAATCACTTTCTGTCGGCAGGGCAACGCCATCTTTTACGAGCCGGTCCTCCAGGTGCTGGATTGCCAGCTGTTCGAGCTGGCGAAGATGGTTGCGCATCTTGAAGGATGCGCGTTGATACACCATCGGATTACCGCCGAAGGAAGCGGCCAGGTCACGGAACGAGATTTCGACCTTGGCATGCTGAGCGAACAGTCGACCAAGCATGCAGTCGATCGCAAGCGCCGGGATCCGCGGGAACATCGGTCGGAACCAGTCGGACAGGCCTTTGATCGCGTCGATGCGTTCAGCTGAGAACGCGAAGCGGCGCCCGCCTTGGCCGACTGCCGGGCCGCTGCCATCTGTCACGGTCTGGCCAGACGCACGGTCGGCAGCGATCTGGATCGTGCTCGCGGCGGACTCGGCTCGGGCCAACGCGGAGCTGGCGTCAAGCGCGTCATCACGCGCGGCGTAATACTGCTCCCGTACCGACGCCTCAGTCGCGGCGGATGCGATCCGCCCTTTGCAGGCGAGGTACTGTTCCCGTAGCGCGTCTAGGGCCAGGCGCGCTTGGCGCAGCTTTTCGCGTTGCGCGTCGACCTCGGCCGCCGCACGCTCCAGCGCGTCTACCAGCTGCTGGCCGACCAGGTCACCACCAACTACGTCCTCGAACTCTACGTAGCCGTATTTCGCCTGCAGCGTCCAGCGCTCGGCCGACGGCAAGTGTTTGACAGCCTGCGTGATCATCACGCACTGGGCGCGCACCTCGTCGCCGCTCAGGCCACCGAAGTTGATCGTATCCGACGCCTGCCCGCGCAGCTGCTGCAGCCAGGCGTACTGCTGGCCATCGAGCCGGATCGACTCCATCGCCCGCATTAGCGCCTTACGCAGCGGTGCATCCTGCATGGCTGGCTGGCTCATCACCATGAAAGCCACGTGCACGGCTTGGCCAGTGCTGGCAAAGATCGTTTCCATTTTCTGCCCCACTGCTCCCATCGTTTCCCTTTCAGTTTTTCCGACGCTCTTCGGCGCCAATCCACAAATCGACGACTTCGTACCTGCCATCAGACCACTCGAACTGCTCATTTTTTATCTACCCTTAACACGATTCACACTCTTAACATCCGTAACCCTTTGTTTTTTCTATCTTTATTAACGATGTGAAGGGTATGAAGGGTTATTTGATCTTTTCGTTTGCTTTGATTTGTTCTATTCGTCTTTTCTCCGCTTGCTCTTGCGCACACGCGCACATATAGGGAAACCGCTCATACCCTTCACATCGTTAACATCGCCTTTGTTTTCAAGGACTTATGTATGTGAATGGTCTGTTGCATGTGAAGGGTCAACCGTTAACATCGGGTCCAGGCGCGTGCCCACCCCGGTTGCGATAGGTCTGGTAATGCTTGTCGAACAGCGAGCTGCATGCCTCGGCCCAGTCGGCCAGCGTCCGGCCGTCGGGCATGTCTCCAACCATGAACACCATGCGCTGCTTGACCTCCTGCCCGAGCTCGTACTTGATGAGCTTCTTCTTCAATGCGCCGCTGGCGTACCGCTCGATCTCCGGGCTGAACTTCGTCATCGACGTGTACAGCGGCTCGCCCGACCTGGCACACCAGGTCCTGAACGCGTCGAACAGCTGGTTCACCGACACCGTGATGAACGGCAGCGGCAGGAAGCCGCCCGACCATTCGCGGTAGAAGCGCTCGGACGGCATCAGGCTCTTCTCAATCAGCTTGTCCTTCGCCTCGTTGTAGATCGGCTTGGTGTGCTGGTCGAAGTCACCCATGTCCAGCTCGTGCATGAGGAAGTGATAGAACGCCTCGATGCCGCCCTGGCGGATCTCATCGGCCACGCCTTGATAGAACTCGCGGGGCATCGCCGGTGGCGTCCACACCACCAGGTAGCGCCGGTCGGTCTTGTCCAGGGCCAGCGGCTGCAGCTCGTTCGACAGGAACACAAAGTTCATCTGGTTCTTCTCGACGTGCTCTGGCAGGCCTTTCGGGTTGACGATCACGGTGTCGCCCGAAATCAGTCCCTTGAGCTTGCCCTTCATCTGCTTGAGTTCTGCCCTGGTCACCACCTCGTCGGCGACCATGAACAGCTTCATGGACGCCCAATCGTTGAACTTGCTCTCGAGCTGGTCGTTGCCGATCACGTAGCCGTAGTCGCCGTAGATCGGTTTGATCACGCGCTCGAAGAAGAAGTTCTTACCCGAGCCCTCGTCACCGTGCATGATGATCGATGTTTCCATCTTCGCGCCCGGGTTGCGCAGTGGGTAGGCCAGCCAGCGCTGGATCCAGGTCGTCAGCTCGTGGTTGCCATCGCACAGATGATGCAGCAGCAGCTGGATCTGGAAGCACGCGCCTTTCTTCGGACGCATCGGCCATCCGTTGAACAGGTTCACGGTCGCGGTCGGACCGCTCACAGCCGGCGACGGAGTGTCGCGCGGGTCGAACACGATGTTCTTCTTCAGAACCCAGCGCCGGGCGTCACCACTCCAGAACTTCATCACGTCGCTGTTGCCCACGATCGTGCGCATCGCCGAGATCCGCATTAGCATGCGGTGGCGGCAGTCCCACACCATGTCCTCGCCGTAGATCAGGACGAAGTTGTCGAGGACTTCCTGCACTTTGTCCCAGTGTTCCGGTCCGTAGACCTTCTTGGGCTTTTCCTTCTTCGGCGCTTCGTCGTCGTCGGCCGCCTCCCCCTCCCCCCGCGCGGGAGCGGAGCCGGGCGCCGTCGGCGGGTACGTCTTCGCGTTCAACGGCACTACGTTCGACATGCCATCTTCCAAACCATACTGATCGTCAAAATCGTCAGGTACGCTGCCTGCCCCGCTCTCTTCTGGCTGCTCCGCACCGAGGGGGGCGGGGGGAACGCCGTCGGCGCCGGCCGCCTCCGTTAGAGGGGTGGAGGGAGGTATTGCTGCAGGCCGCCCATCGACCGCGGCCGCTTGCGCGGGTGGGGCGGGAGGGAAGGATGTGCGCTGCTCCGCAGCGAAGGAGAGGTCGGCAGCGGGCTGCGGCGCTGCCTCGGCCGCTAGCGCGGGTTCCGGGGTAGCGATGAATGTGCGCTGCTGCGCAGCGAGGATGGCACTGCGAATCTGCGCCGCTACCGACTCCGGGCCGTCCTCGGCCTGCACGTCGTTGTAGTCGGTGAGCTTGCGGCCCGTGCGATCGGCTGCGAACTGGGGCACCGCCACCGATGCGTTGCCAACTTCGGCCGCGGCCGCGTTGCAGCTGGTGACGCCGGCATTCTTGAATGTCGGCGTACGCACGGTGCGGCCCTTGCGCATGTCCGCCTCGATGTAGCGGATGCCTTGGGCATCCTCACGCCAGCGCGCCAAGACCTCGACTGTGGCGCCATCGTCGGCCAGAACGGTGTGCGACACGCCGTCAATCGCCACAGGCACCGACACGCCGAAATCCTCGCGCAGGCGCTCGACGAACCGTTCGACCAGCATGTAGTCGTCGTCAGCCAGGAACAGCAGGTGCGCGTTCGGGTATCGCTTACGCAGCAGCCGCGCGACGTGCACCAGGTTGCCGGCATTCAGAGCCATGACGACGGGGAGATCGTACGAAACGGCGACGGCCTGGCGCGCACTGGCGCACGTCGCGTAGCCCTCGCCCACGGCGATGATCGGTGCGCCGGCCAGCTTGCCGAGAACATGAGCCACGCCGATGGCATCCATGCCGGCGTTGAGCTTCTTCTCGCCGTCGGCGTCGATCTTCTGCAGGCCGAGCAGTTGGCCATCGCGCACCAAGGGGATCATCAGCAGCTTGCCGTTAGGGCTGACGCGCAGACCTTCGGGCGCAACCTGCTTGCGCACCAGGTACGGGTGCGCGACGGGGATGCCTTCGCCCTTGTTCCACTGGTCACGCGCGCGGTTCGCCGCGAGGCGGACTTCTTCGGCACGCTTTTCTTCTTCGGCCTTTTCCGTCGCGCGCTGCTGGCGGACATACTCGGCACGCTCCTCGGCCGACATCGCCTCGACGTCGACCTTGACGGGCACCGTGTTGCGGTTCTCACCCTGGAAGAAGCCAAAGGCGCCGGTGATGACTTCACGGCCGGAGCGCAAGGTCATCTTCCGTAAGATGTACCAGCCTTTCTTCTGCGGGCCAAAGCGTTTGAACTTGCCGTCCAGGACAGGGTGATTCGCCGGCAGCTGGGGCATACCGTATTCGGCCATCTGCGCTACTACTTGACCTACATCGCTCATGCAGTGATGTCCTCGCCCTGTACGTTGATGCTGCTGCGGTACGCAACCGCCTTGCCGGCGTACACCGACGGAATATCGCGGTAATCAAACGCGCCAGGCCTCATAACACGCAGTACTGGACGATGCTTCGTCGAGAGGACCTTACGCGGCGGCACGTAACGGCCGCCTGCAGGCATACCGGCCACTTCCTCTTTCACCAGCACGCCCAGGAAGCGGAGGCCGGCCTCGCGGATGCGATAGCCATTCTCGTGCCGGGTAACGAGCCCCCACGCCAACAGATGCTGGATCACATCACGAACGAATTCCGAACGCGACTGTACGGAGCACGACAGGCTCATCCAGTCGACCTCAGTCAGCGCACCACACTCATGGAGCGTTACAAGCGCCTGGTAAGCGCGGCTGCCCTGACGCGGACCGCTGAACTTACCGCGTGCCATGATTGTCCCCAGGCTGATCCGCACCATAAACGCGCAGCATTAGCGCGAATACTTCGGCGACCGCTTTCTGCAGTTGCTTCACATCGCGGTCGAGCAGAGCCTCTTCTTGCTTATCGATGACGCCGTCATTGCTGAGGGCCTCGTCAAAGTTGCGTGAAAAGTTGCCGAGAAAGACGTACAGCTCATTGAACTTGCGCATGAGGTCTTCGTTCTCGCATTCGACATCGGGCAGACGGACGAATACGCCGCCACTCGCGTGGGCAATTGCATCGGCGTAGTGCGTTGTCTTGGAAATCACCTGCAGCGCGAGCGACTTTTCGTCGGACAGCTTCTGGTCTTTAACTTCGTAGACCCGGTTACGCAGGGCGTTTGTCGTCATGTCCAGATAAAACGCCGCGGCATCCCAACCACCAGGAAGCGCTTCGATCATTTTCAGTTTGGCTTGGCGCAACTCCATACATCCCTCTTCTTTGTTTTGGTTTTGCAAACATTTACTTTGAAGTAAGGTTGCAACATTGAAAATTTGACTTGGAATCTATTAATGAATCTGGCCGATGCAGTCCGACAACGGCGCTTGGTGCACTGGCACGATCACGGGCTTGTCCGAACCGTCGAGCCCTACCTGCTCGTGCAATTGAGAGGCCAGCGAATTGTGTTGATCGCCTTTCAGATTGCTTGCGGTCGACAAACTGAAGGGCAAAATGCTTGGAAAACGATTGATGTAAGCGACGGGCTGATCGTTGATCCGCGTGCAGCCTTTCACCACGACCGCATCGTTCCCGCACATTTGCTGGAGCTCGTGCATTTGACTTATGCCGCCCCTATCTCGTCACCCTTCGGGTGCGAAGCCCGTAAGTAGGCCCAGTCCACATCGGGACGCAACTCCTCGCACACCACTGCACCGCGGGATTCACGATCGATGTTGATGCATAGCTCGGCCCCGAGCCGTTGCTTTGCGCTGATGGCTTTGCGGAGGTAACGCTCAGTCGTTCCGCACGAGCTGCAGAACGATGTGCGCTCATCCTTCTTTAGAGCGTTGAGGTATGCGAGTAGTTTGTCCATGGAAAGCATATTACCAAACGGTAATATGTTCGGTCAACAGAAATTATCACTGTTTGGTAATTTACTCTTTAGTAAGCGGCACGGACAATCCACGTTATGAATATTCAAGACACAAGACGTGCCCGGCTTGCCCAGCTCATCGAGGAGCAATACGGTGGGTCGCAAACGAAATTCGTCGAGAAGACGGGCGAGAACCAGAGTGAAATTTCTGGACTTTTGCGGACAAAATCTTTTGGTGAGCGCAAGGCTCGAAAGCTTGAGGAACGAGCCGGCGTCGAGTGCGGCTGGCTGGACATGTCCGCTACGCCATCCCCACAAGAGGGATCGCGCAATGACACGCCTGTGCATTACATTCCCAAGGCAAAACCGGTTGAGCACTCGGTTAAGCGTGGCTACGTCGCTGCGCAGGAAGAACCGGAATGGATGGCCCTGGTCTACCTGACACAGAGGGAGTTAGACTTGATCTCGCGCTTTCGTCTAGCTTCGGAGTTCAGTAAAAGCTTGATCGAAACTGCAGCAGAGACGGCATCCAAGGAAGAGTCAGGACCGGGAGCCGCCCACCAGTTTTAACACTGGCCGGACGGCAGCCGGATGCTTCACTGCCAACGCTTGAGCCAGTTTCAACATCTCCGCCCTTGCCTCCGGGCTCATCGCCCTGAGCGCCTCTTTCATCTGTTTGAAATACTCTTCCACTCCCCACTCCTGCCTGGTCCATGCCGCGTTGGCTTGATGCAACATCGGATGTAATCGTACACCAAAAATACTGTACAAATGTACAGTATTTTCATTTTTTCCATTTTTCTGTTACTGATTGATGTGCGCACATCGACGGTATGCGATGCCCGTACACATCGTTCTACATAAAATTTTTCTTACCGTGTCTCCATTATCACCAAAAAATCACCAAATGGTGTTGACGACGTTTATTACCGTTTAGTAATATCGATGGCATCCACCAACATTAAAGGATGCCTCTAGTGAAAACACGCCCTACTCTCGACGATGAGTATGCAAAGCTGATCGCTTCGACCCGCTATACCCGACAGGACTTCGTCGCGAACGGCATCACCGCTGTCGCTGCCGTGCTCCTCATCCTCATTGCGATGTCTCAGCTGGGGAGCAACTGACTATGCGTCCCTTCTTGATCACGGCACGCACCGCCACCAGCACCGAGCAGTTCACTCACTTTGCAGAATCGAGCGGCCGAGCCGCCGAGGACGTCGCCGCGATGTACGACCAGCCGTGCGGCATCACCGTCGTTGCAGGGGTGCGCTGATGGCGAAGAACTTGCAACCTATGCCCTTCGCCACAGGCCTGCCGCTGATCGAACGTCTGATGAAAGCGGCATTTGATCGCCCGCGCGATCCGCGCAGCGACGCCTACAAACTGGGCGTGCGCGAGCTGCTGGCCAACCGCGTGCTGGGCGCTCCCTTCCGCTGCCCGTATAAGCAAGGCACCGCCGAGGCTGACGCGTTCTACGCCGGCAGTGACGAGGGGCGATTGATCTGGCGACAACGCGAGGAGGATGGCTATGGCGACCGCTAATCAGTTCCGCGATGTCATGCGGCGGGCCGTCGACGGCGCCGTGCGCGACTGCCCGGAAGACCTCAACGGGCGCGCGCGCATGTTCACAGCCCGCCTATGCGGCCTGATGAGCGCATACGGCGAAGTTGCTCTCGAGCGCGCGATCAGTCGCGTGCTGGGCATCGAAGTGCCCAGCCCAGCCACCGACGTAGCCTGATATGGAAAAGATCGAACCCGATCGCGCCGCGATCGAGCACGTATACAGCCATTTGCATATGCGCGTGTCGCTCGACGAGGCCCTCAAGAACCCGACCCTGAACATCGTCATCAAAGCGGTGGCACGCCGATATATGGAGCGCCGCTCGAAAGTCGATGTGAAGAAGTTGCAGGCCAACGACACCGAGGAAACAGCATGACGACCAATACACGGAACGAGGGCCGCATGACAGGACCTGTCGAAGCCGACCAGGTCGAGCCACTCGACACACAGGCCTACGTACATCAGCTGCTGCTGTTGAAGTCCGCTCACTGCGCGCGGCCCGTCGTGCACAGGGGGCTGCACCAGTTCATCAACGGACTGACTCTTTACCACGATGGCGGCCGGGTCCGGATGGTGGTTTACCTTGCCGGCATCAAAGGCGGCATCGACAGCAGCGAGGTCGAGATCAAGGTCACGAAGCGTGAAGCAACCGAAGCGAACGACCCTGCAGCACCGTAAGGCAACGTAGAAATATCGTGACTTTTAACGAAAATTCCTAGGGAAGCTTATGGACATTCAGACCGTGGACGATACCAGCGAGCCGCAGAACGCTTCGCGAAGGCGGGGCCGTCCAGTAACGGGCAAGGCGTTGACTGCATCTGAACGACAGGCACGTCGACGCGCAAAACTGAGGGAGGAAGGCAAGGCTGTGCTCCCTCCCACCGTAGTGTCGCAAGAAGTCGAGCAAGCGCTCGCAAAGTTTATCCAGTTCAAAGACATGACACTTGGCGATGCGCTAGATCGCATCGTTCGTGACAGACTGCTGAGGAAGCGGTCAGGAAAGAGGAAGAGGAAGGAACCAAACCATGGCTGACGACAACGATCTCATCACCCGCTTAGCTGCAGCCGTAGCTGACCGCATCCGGCCGCAAATTCCCTTCGACTACGAGATGTGGGACATCGCCACGATTGCGGCATGCCTGAAGCTCAGCGAAGCACAGGTCCGGGAGCGCCTGGCGCCGCAACCGGACTTCCCGAAAGCGATCCGGCTACCTACGACCAGTGGCTCTCGAGGACATGCCCGCTATCGTGCAAAAGAGGTGTTCGCGTGGATGATGAAATATCAAGACAAGCATTGATGAAACCGGAACAAAAAAAGCCACCTGAGGTGGCTTTTTTATTGGTCGAACATCAAAACGGATAACTCTGCCTACTGAAAACGATGGGTTCGCACTCTTGGGCCAGCCATGAGGGTTGGCGAGTCAGACGGCATACGCTTTTTTAATGCTTCAACTTGAGATGTAAAAGTGCCAACATTACCCATGGCAATTTCTTTTACTCGGTTAATGTGCTCCTGCAGCTCTTCGTTCGTCATCGAAATGGTGTTCTTACGCGCACGCTTAGCTATCTGAATGTATCCCAAGGACCCTTTTTTCGAAGCTTTGATTGTCATAATTACCACCTTTCCTGCGAAACAACAAATTTATACCAAATCATACTTTAAGCCGACTATTTTACCCTTCACCACGATCTCTGTCTTGAACCCCACGTCCTTGTAGCGCTCAATCAACCATGGGAACGGTTCCCATACAACAGCTTCACGACATCCTGCTAGTCGGCCAAGGGTGTCCAAGTATCTTTGCCCCACTACGATAACAGAAGCAATCTGATCTTTCGTAACGCCAGGCGATCGTTCGATCCGGTCAACGCGCGCAATTACACGGCCATCAGTAACCCGCCCAAGCAGTAGAGCACAAAGAGTCGGATCGATCCAGATGGCTAGAGAGATATGCCTCGGGCGACGTGATCGCTGCTCATATAACTCCGCCCAGTCCCAACCCACCTGACGGTCAGCCCAGGCAGCCCAAGTAGCGGCTTGCTGTAGTGCGGCCGGAGTGATATCAGACAACCTGATATCTGATCTACCTTCCGCAGCCAAAACTCCAGCTACGATATCCCTTGCCTGAGCACGCAGGAATCTATAATGGTTAGCAAGTTCTGTTCTAGTAAGCCGAGACATCTGCGCAAAAAAATTGCAGTATGACGATCTTAGGTCAATATTGTCAAATTGACTTCGGAAATTCTGACCACGAAATTGGCGCTTTGCTCTACGCACAAATTACGCCTACATCTTATAACCACATGATTTTATTGGAATTTTGATTCCGGCCGGAGGCACCA